TGTTCGTTGCTGCGGGTCTCGTTGGTGCTCTCCGTCGGGCTCCTTTATTTGCTGTCGTACTGGCCGTTATAGACGGGCATTTGCAACGCTTTTTCTGCCATTTCGCGCATTTCTTGCGCCTTCGCCCGGTTGTTCTTTTCTCCACCGATGAGGCGCAAGTTGAGGGCAAATTTGTCGTCTGCCACGACCAGCGAGAGACGGGCGCGCACGGTGATTTTTTCTTCGGTACCGGTGTAGAGTTCGTCGGTGATGCGCAGTTCCGCCACCATTTGCCCCTCGGCTTTCAGCGCCGCCTGTTCGGCTACGGTGCGTTCGTGCTCCCAGTCGCCTTGCGTCTGTTTGATGCGCTTGGCTTTTTCGACGGTGAGGCTGGATAGCAGGCTGACGGCGGTGTTCAGCGGGATTTCTGCGCCGTCTTTGTCGTGGGCGGTGATGTCACCCGCCCAGTCTTCGAGCAGTTGGACCAGTTCTTTTTGGCTGGTAGCGTCCTTGCCGCAGATGAGTCGCAGCGCGTAATACAGCGGCGTCGTCTCTGCGATGTAGCGTGCGGTGTTCTTACCGTGACCCAACCCGCCGTCGTAATCGAAGATGATGCGGGCAACCATGTCTTCCGGGTCGATGTACATAGCGGCACCGGTGAAGTCCGCTTCGCGCGCTGCGGCGTATGCCAGCAGGTCGCGGTAGTCGCGGGTGCCGTAATAGCCGCGCGGGTAGTAGCGCTGTGCTTCATATTGTTCGAGGCTTGCAAGACTGAATCCGTCCGGCAGGGCGATGACGTGTGCGCCGTCATGCACGATTTTGTTCAGGTGGTCGGTGATGACTTCGCTGCGGTTGATGAGGGTGTCGATGTTTTCCATTGTTGGCTCCTTATGCGTTCATGGGTTTGCGGCTCATGCCGGGCAGTTCGACGGCGTTGTCGGGGACGATGCTCATCTCACCTTTGGCATTGACGTACATAACGGTCTCGTCTGATACGGTTTCGCTCTTGTCGCCTTTGGCGGTCGGCATTTTGTGCTTGATGAGACTCTCCACCTGTAGCTGGTTGTGCGTGCCTTTCAGCGGTTTGAGCTTCAGGGTGAGGGTGACTTCGGCAGCTTTTTCGTTGGTCAGCACGCGGCTTGCGGCTTCGCAGACGACTGCGGTCAGGGTGCTGGCGGTAATGCCGGCGTTGAGGTCGTTGATGACGTCGGTGTAGTCTTTCATGGGTTGTCTCCGGTTGTGGATGGGTGGGTTTTTGGGCAACCGTCACGGAAATCGTGACGGTTGGGTTTTAATTTCCCCGTTTTCGGGGTATTTAGGTTGGTAGTTTCTATTGACGGTAGTTGTCAAAGAAAGGCTTAAGTTCTTCAGGTGCAATCTCAAAATCTTGCCATTTGCTTTTGCCGTTACTAATAGATATGGTTGTCATAAATCGGATATGCTCTTTAGGGAATAAGTAGCACTTTTCCAGCTCACCATTGTTGTATCCAAAGGCAACAATGAAATCTGCCAACATTTCCTGTTTTTTAACGCTGAATGAATATCTGCGAAGGTCTTGGTTCTTGCAGTGTCCTTTAAGGGTTGATGCTTTTACATCTACTTTCATGCCGTAAATTTCAAAATCATATTTGCTCTGGTATTTGACTTCGTTCATATCTTTGGCATCAGGTACAAATTGCTTAAAATCCTCTTCTGCCTTTGATGCCAACTTGTCTGTTTCGGAACCATATCTTGCTTTGTTTCCGGTTACTGGATGCCCTGCTTTTTGCAAATGCCAATACAATGTTTGCCATTTCATTCCCAGTTCATCGGCAGCATTTTTCAAATGTAGATGCTTGTCATAGACCATTTTCATTTGTTCGATTGGCGGTATCATTTGTTTCTCCTAGAACGGAATCATTGAATCATCGAAGTTGTCCTGCGGTGTCCAGTTGCCGCCCTGCGCTGCTGGGTGGCTCTCCGTTTGCCCATAGTTCCCGGTCTGGCTGTAGTGCGCGCTTTTCTCCGCATCGGTTTTGCTTTTTTGCGATTTGCGCAGCATCGCCTGCATCGCGTCTTCGATGTCATGCGCTGGCACGCCCGCGTTGTGTTCGCGGTAGCTTTTGCGCTCCAGCGTGTAGGCGGCAAAGAGTTCGATTTTTGGCTTCACTTCGTGGTTGTAGTAGCTCCAGGTCTCCACGAACAGGCCGGTGAAGTTTTTGCCCAGTAATTCCTGCGCGTTGATGCAGGCGGTTTGTTCGGTGTTCTTCGTCTGCGCGTTGTATTTCGGCACAGTGACGGATGTCGGGGTGAGGGCCTGCACGCCGCAGACGCCCATCAGGCTTTGCAGCAGGCGCCAGCTGTATTCGTTGGCGCTGCCGTCGCCTTTGAGGTGCCAAATGGTGAAGTAGGCTTTTTGTCCGTCGCGGGTGTGGACGTCAAACTCGATACCCTGCGCGCCGGTCTTCGGCGAGGTGACAAACTCGGCGCGGTCGATTTTGACGGTTTGCGCGGTGTTGCCGGGGATGTAGTTTGAGCTGGCGGCTTTTTCGGCTTCTTGTTGGTCGAAGCGGATGGGTTGGTAGTTCATGCGGCGTCTCCTGGTTGTTCAGTTTGGGCTTCGGGCTGGTCTTCGGGTTGGGTTTCGGGTTCTTCGGGTTCGCCGATGCCGTAGTATTCACAGACGGCTGCGTCCACGGCAGCAAGGTCGTTGTCGATGAGGGCATCGGCAAACATACCTGCCGGGCTTTTGGTGGTGTCGTTGCCGTTGTTTTGTGTTACGAAGCGGTATTTGCCGTCGATGACTTGGGTGCGCAGCACGATGGTTACCATGCCTTCCGGGGTGATTTTGTCGTCCAGCATTTTGCCGATGGTCTTGATGCTGGTGCGCCCGCTCTCGTTTTCTTGGGTGTGCGAGAGGATGTACACGCGCTTGTCAGCAGGCAGGCTGGTTGCAACGTTGAGGATGTCCCAGGCGTTGCGGCCGATGTCGTTGAATTTGTCGTATCCCTTTTCGTGGCTGCGGCGCATGAACTCGTTTGCCATGATGTATTGGAAGTCGTCGATGACGATCACCGGGGATTTGATTTTCGGCAGGGTGCGGTAGATGTGTTCGCTGTTGTCTGTCGTCATGCTTTTCAGTTTGCCGCCGCCGCGGAAGGGAAGCGGCTTGCCGATGACGTTTATCAGCGCGGTTTGTTCCGGGTTGAGGTTGCGCAGGCTGTAGCTTTTGCCGCTGCCGGAATGGCCGAGGATGAAGGTAACGATTGCCATGTGGTTTACTCCTTGTTGATGTTGATGCGCCATGTAACAGACGCGGGTTTACGGTAGGGTTCTAGGTCGATGTCTTTGAGCGCGGGGATGGCTTTGTAGTCCACCGTTCCCTTGTTTTCGATGCGTTTCAGGGTGATGCCGCCAACGGCGAGGCTGTCGCTGTTCGCTTCTTCCGCCAGGGCGATTAGCTGGTCTTTGACTGCCTGCTGCTGGCTTTGCAGCGCCTTGATTTGTGCGTCGAGGTCGCGGTATTCCTTCGCCAAGATTTGCGGCACCTCGTCGGCGGTGGCTTCCAGGTCGTGGGCAAACTGCGCCCAGCCTGCGCGGATGCGGGCAAACCAGCCGGCATCTGGGAAGACGTCGGCGATGGCCATGTTTTCCGGGGTGCCGTCCGAGACGACAAACCAGCATTTTTCCGCGCCCGATACCATGAGCTGCTGTTGTACTTGCGCCTTGTCGTGTTCGGCCAGTTCGCCACGGGCCGCCATGTTGAAACGGCGTCGGCTGGCATCGCTGTCGCGCAGCAGTTTGTGTTCGATGATGAGCGTGCCTTCAAAGTTGATGCCGTCGAGGCTTGCCGCGATGCGGTCTTCGCCTTCGTACACCAAGGGGGTGATGGGTTGCCCTGCCAGGTCTTCGAGGTGCGGCAGGATGGCTTTTTCCGCAGCGTGTCCGGCGACATACAGTTCGCGCTGAAAGTCGCTGATTTTAGTGATGGCTCCCTGTTTTTCCCGCATGAGCTGTTCGCGGGTTTTGTAGGGGCTGATGCCCAGCATCGCGGCGGCGTCGGATGCGCCAAAGCGGGTCTGCCGCCACGCTTCCCATGCCGGGGTGTTTTGTTCGAGGTGGACAATGGTGCGGTTCATGCGGCTTTCCCTTCGTTGAGGTATTGCCGGACGGCGATGCCCAGCTCTCCTATGCTTCCTCCTTCAAGCAGCCTGTCCTGAAGTACCGTGACATCTCCTTGTTTGCGGTAGGTGCGCGCGTAGCAATGGAAAACGCCGTTATCCAGCTGGTAGATTTCTATGTTTATGGATTCGTCGCCGCGGCTGGCGTAGATGAAAGCCGCTGTTTGGCTGTAGCTGATGTTCAGGGAATCGCAAGTTTCGCCAAGCAGAATGGCAACCCGGCGTGCTTCTTTTGCCAAATCTGTGTTCATGATGTTCATTTGTGACTCTCCCAATTTTTGCAGGCGGTGATTTCGTCGTCGGTCAGGTCGGGGCGCGCGCATTGTTCGCGTACCCATTCGCGGTGTGATTCGGTTCGGACGACGGCAGGCGGGTTGTCCTCGCCGCCAGGTACGATGGCGACCGTTATCAACAGTGCGCCTGCGAGGATGTCTTCGAGTAAAGCGTTCATGCGGCCTCCCGGTCTTCAGCGCGGGCAATCAGCCATTCGTCGTAGGCTTCGTCCGCTTCTTTTTGCAGGTCGCGGTAGGGGATTTGTGCGTCAATCATGTCGGCAAGGATTCCCGCCCAGTCGCTTTCGTAGTAGTCCCCGAAGTCTTCGCGATCGAGTTCTTTGCCCTCTTCGTCGTAGAGAATGACGATGCTGCCCTCGGCTTTGACGGTGAGGTTTTCGCTGGTCTCCTCCGTGTACTCGGCAGGCTCCCAGTAGGTCGCTTGTCGCAGCAGTTTTTGTCCGTACCAGCGGCAGACGGTGATTTCGCTTTCGCCGCCCCACCATTCAAAGGTGTCGTCCAGCCCGGCGGCGAGGGTTTTGAGGTTCAGGTTCATCTGTGGCTCCCATCGTTGTTCGTTTCGATGGGTGCATTTAATCACTTTAAGAGAATGCAAGCAACCCTAAAAGTGATTTATTTCTTTAACTTTTTATTTCCTAAAGTGATTTTTTCTGCGCGGGTATAAAAACGCCCCGTGGGGGCGGCATCAAACCCTCATCAAATCTTGTAAACCCGCGTGGTTGCAGGCTCCGCGCGTGGTTACGAGCGCAACAAGGGGGCGTCTGTCAAATGTTCAGGCAACAAAAAACCCCGCGCGGGGCGGGGGTGCAGCAATAAAAGAAAGAATTATTGGCGTTTGGCGCCGAAAACACCTAGTACTTTGGCCTCATTATCGGTGTAGTTGCCAACCATTTCATCAGCGTTACTGCCTGCGAAGAATCCTTCAACTCCTTTTTTGCCATCTTTGCCAACAAAATAGCTTCCAATAATTCCAGCTTTGATTTCTCCTTTATAATCAGATACACCAAAAATAAAAGATGCGTCTTTATTAGTAAAATCGACCGTTGCCCCAACTGCACCAACCGGGCTGACACCTGAAGGGACGCTATCGTATGGGACGACAAAATCGCCACTATAGTTTACAACACCACTAGTCGGCATCGCATTATCCGGTGTAGTTCTTCCGCGATAGTACGCCAATAAAAATGGATTGGAAGCTCCATTTTCACCTATACCAAATTGAATGTTTTTGTATGTGTTGTCGCTGCTAGCCAGGAATGAATCAAAAGTTCGGAAAGAAGTGGTTGAAGAATAAATACGATTCCCTCTATAAATATCTACTCCACCAACCCGTATTGGTGCTTTATCCCCAATACTTACAGAATCACTTGGATTTGGGATGAATATAGTTCCTAAACTACTGTTGGTTTCTAATTGCCGTTTATATTCGAGCGGCATCTTATTTGTAGTTATTGATTTTTTATCAGCAATATCTGATGCTCTGCCTGCAATAACAATACCGTTGTATGTAGATGCTCCCTGTATGGATTTGGAAAACTGTGCCGCCTTGTCTCGGTCGTCGGCAGTTAATCCATATTTATCCGGCATGCTTATGCTAGAGTTTTTTGAATTATTTTGCGTGCCGTAGTTTGGTGCAAGTGGCTTGGTGTTATCCACCGCAGGATTGTCACCGCCACCACCGCCGCAGGCAGCGAGTGCCAGAGGAAGCACTATCAGTAGTGCTTTGTTGGTTTTCATCGTTTTCTCCTGTTTTGTTGATTAAAGGTTTTATTCATCCAAGCATTGATACTGGATGGTCACAATATAATTTCCGCAAGATGTCCATGCGCCGGGAGAAATATTGCAAATAATCTTTTCCCCGCCGAATGGGTCGGCGCGTTTATATCCCCATGCCTTGCAGCGTTTTTCCGCGGTTTCTTGCCCTTTCGCTTTGTCAACTATGGGGGTTTCCAGCTCGTTGTATTGGTAACTCAATTCTACTACACCATCCGCCTTGCTGCCGCCCGTGGCGACAAGTTCTTTGGGTACATTGGTTGTACAACTAGCAAGTAATATACCAACGACTGCGAAAAATAGATGTTTCATCTTTAATCTCTTGGCTAGTGATTACATTTCGGATTGCCGTAGGCGCTACCACCTTCGAAACATTCGCACGCCTCGCCGTCATGGTCTCGGCCCAGGCTGGTATTGCCGCCGTGTTCGTCGTGGTAGCGCTGCGCCTCCTCCTGATTAATGAAGTCGCTACACCGCACCGCGTGGGCGAACGGTATTACTGCCAATGTCAAAACCAATATTGCCGTCTTCATTTCTTACTCCGCCTAATTCAATACTGACCAGGTAAACACCCGCCCAATGATGATGATGTCCTCAATGGATACAAATTCATCCGGGTATTCCACGCTGTTATAACTACTGATTTTCACCTGTCCACCGGGCAGGCGATAAAGGATTTTGACGCGAAACAAATCGTCATGACGGAAGGCGTAAATTTCCCCGTCCTTGATACGGGTGTCATCGAAGTTCACTCCTATCATTGCTCCCGGTGGCAATACCGGCTCCATGCTGTCGCCTTCAACCGTGAAGCACATGGCGCGATCCGGGGTAATCCCCATGCGGTACATGGTGGCGCGGGCAAAGGGCAGTTTGTAATCGTTGTAATCCTCCATTTCGATACTGCCATCTCCGCCCCTGAATGCGACTTCTTTTTTGTAGCGCAGGTAAACGAACTCATCCGGCGGCAACGGGGCAT